ATAACACTGTTGGTGCACCAAAAGCAGATGGCACTGGTGCAAGTGGTACATGGGGTATTAGTATTACAGGTAATGCAAATGTGGCTAATACCGCAAATGCGGTAGCAGGTGCTAATGTCTCAGGTCAAGTAGCATATGCCGCAATTGCTAATTCAGTAGCAGGAGCCAATGTCAGTGGACAGGTAGCGAATGCATTAGTAGCCGAAACTGTTTACACAAATGCTCAACCAAATATTACATCAGTTGGTACACTAACTACACTAACCGTTAGTGGCAATGCTAATGTCGGTAACTTAGGTACAGGTATAGTAATTGCAACCGGAAATATTTCTGGTACACAATTAATATCTAATATTGCAACTGGTACAGCCCCGTTAGTAGTAACATCAACTACGGCTGTAGCAAATCTAAGAGCCACGGCTGCTAACACCGCAAATACAGTAACAACTGCTGCTCAACCTAATATCACCTCAGTGGGAACATTGACAAGTGTAACTGTATCTGGTACAAGTAATTTAGGTGCGGTGGGTAATGTTACGATCACTGGTGGTACCAATGGTCAAGTGTTAACTACTAATGGTTCAGGTAATTTAAGTTGGACTACTATTAGCACTCTTTCTGCTATTAGTAATGGTAATAGTAATGTTAATATCCCTGCTGCAAATGGCAATGTTAACATCTCAGCAGTTGGTAATGCTAACATAGTAGTTGTAACTGGTACTGGTGCTAATATAAACGGTTACTTGACAGTAACTGGGAATATTACAGCTGGTAATGCTAACTTAGGTAATGCAGTTATAGCGAATTACTTTATTGGCAGCGGAGCGAACCTCACTAATATTAACGGTGCAAATATTACCGGTACTGCTGCAAATGCTAATTATGCAGCATATGCAGGTAACGTAACAATTGCTGGTCAAAGCAACATTACTAGCTTAGGAACACTAACTGGCTTGACAAGCAATGGTGTGGTTAACTTTGCTAATGCCAGCAATGTTAATATTGGTTCTGTAGCAAACATGCATATAGCAGGTGGAAGTGCCAACTATATTTTACAGACTAATGGTTCAGGTACATTAAGTTGGGTAGCTAATCCTGGTATTGGTGCGATTACTACCATTACACCAAACGCACTAAGTAGCACTGTTCATATTGCAGCTAATGTAGTTGGAAATACTGCTAACATTATTACTGATGCTACTACAGCAAATACAGCAAATACAATTGTAGTGCGTGATGCTAACGGTGCTATTAATGTTAGTGGTTGGACAGTAGGTACACATTTAACAGCAGTTGACTACACAGCAACTAATAGTGATTATTGGATTGGCACTACAACTAAAAATAAAACCATCACATTGCCCAACGCAGCCAATGGTGCTTCAACCGGTCGTCAATATCAAATTGCTGACACAGTTCACTCAGGAAATCCAGGAACTACAATTGCAGCACAAAGTCCTGCTACAGTAGTAGGAAATCAACCCAGCCAGCAAGGCCAAATTATTATTGCTACCTATGTTGGTACCACGTGGTATTTGAATTAATTATGTTCGATCCATTTCAACAAGCAAAGATACAGCGTAGCTATTCAAAACTCAGGGATACCGTCCCTGAGAAGGACATGTCCCTTGATGATTTAAAAAGACTAAGTGGCGCTGGCAAAATCACAGGTGAATCAGCAACAGTGGATCATGAACTAAATGCTAAAAAAGCACAATATATTCGTGAAAATAATATCAAGCCGGGTGATCAAGCTTGGTTTAGGGTTATGTTCGCAAAACCACATCTTACAGGTGAAGATCCTTTTTCCAAATAGTAGCCGTTACTAAATAATTGTATGAGCGGAACTTCTACATTAGTAAAAACACCGTATGTAAAAACCAAGTTCGCAACACAAAAACAGTTAGACGATTTTATCAAGTGTTGTGATCCTAAAACAGGTTATCTATACTTCATGGATAACTTCTTTTATATACAACACCCTACCAAGGGCAGCATGGTCTATCATCCATGGGCTTATCAAGAACGGTTAATTCATACATATCATAACTATCGTTTTAGTATTAGCTTGATGCCTCGTCAAAGTGGTAAGAGTACCAGTGCAGCAGGATATTTACTTTGGTATGCCATGTTTAATCCTGACTCTACTATTCTTATAGCAGCACATAAGTACACCGGCGCACAAGAGATAATGCAGAGGATAAGGTACGCTTACGAAAATTGTCCTGACTATATCAAAGCAGGTGTTACTACTTATAACAAAGGCTCACTAGACTTTGAGAATGGTAGTCGTATTGTAAGTGCAACCACTACTGAAAATACAGGTCGTGGTATGTCTATCACACTACTATACCTAGATGAGTTTGCGTTCGTTCGACCTACTATTGCTGAACAGTTTTGGACTTCTATTACTCCTACACTATCAACTGGTGGTAAAGCAATTATCACTAGTACTCCAAACAGTGACGAAGATCAATTTGCACTTATTTGGAAAGGTGCTAATAAAACAGAAGATTCCTATGGTAATCAAACTGAACTAGGAGTCAATGGCTTTAAAGCATATAGAGCATATTGGCACGAACAACCAGGACGTGATGATAAATGGGCAGAAGAAATGAAAGCCCAATTAGGTGAAGATAGATTTAACCGAGAAATTGGTTGTGAATTTATTATCGCAGATGAAACTCTTATCAATCCAAATACACTGATTGAGTTAACAGGTATAGAACCTTTACAAAGAATGGGCCAAGTTCGTTGGTATAAAAAACCAGAGAAAGGTAACATATATGTTGTTGGCTTAGATCCTAGCTTAGGTACTGGTGGCGACCCATCAGCGATTCAAATCTTTGAAGCAAATACTACTACACAAATTGGAGAGTGGAAACATAATAAAACTGACATTCCTAACCAAGTCAAGTTGTTAGCACAAATTAACAAATATATTGTAGAGTGTACTAATGAACCCAACAATCTTTATTATTCTATAGAAAATAATAGTATAGGTGAAGCAGCATTAGTGTCAATACATGAGTATGGCGAAGCAAATATCAGTGGGATATTTTTAAGTGAACCTGGTAAAAAACGTAAGGGATTTAATACTTCACACAAAGTAAAATTAGCTGCCTGTGCTAAATTTAAAACTCTACTAGAAAGTAAAAAATTACAAATTAATAGTAGAAGTTTAATATCTGAGTTAAAAACTTTTATAGCCAGCGGTGGAAGTTATGCTGCCAAAATGGGCGATAATGACGATTTAGTAATGAGTACATTATTGGTTGTTCGTATGTTACAGCAACTAGGCGACTATCATTATGAGTTAGAATCACATATGAGAGACCATGACGAATTTATTGCACCATTACCGTTTTTTGCGGTATTAAATTAAAAATTCAGATAAATATTATTACTATGCCTATACAAACTGATACTCTTAACCGTAATCTTTATGATTTACTAACCGTAAGATACGATGATGTAACTCCATTAGATTCCGAAGAAAAAACCACAGCGCCTGAAGAAGCCGATATTTTCAGATTTACTTTTGAAAAAGATGGTGTAAAATATGGTACCGTATATGTTACTATTGATAATAGTAGAAACTTAGTTCTATATTATGGTGATGAAGTAGAAGACAGTCCTGACACAAATACTTCGGGCACTGATTTCACTGATAGTTGGTCGGGTTTTAGAAATATGCTTAAGAAATGGTCACAACGTAAGCAACTAGATTTTGAATTGAAAAATAAAAATCATTTGGTTAAAGATATGGCTCAAAGAACATATAATAAAGAAAAAGAAAACTTAGGTGAAAGTTATTATCCAATGGGTAAAAGAGGTAGCTATAGCGATGCCGTACCCAATGTCAAGATAATTATTCAACATACTCGCCAAATTGGTGAAGGTGAACAAAGATATCGTAATATTGACAAAATATTTGTAGAAAACACAATGGGTGAAAGATTTGCTGTACCAAGCAATAAGCCTGGTATAGCTAAAGTATATGCTAGACATATTGCTGAAGGTGGATCACCTTATGATGATAGAGGTCGCCATATTACTTCACTAGTAGAAGAATATACAAAAATGGCTGGCTTTGTTAGAGCCACCAAAAATAAACAGTTTAATGAATCAACAAATATGTTGATACAAGAGGGTGTCAATCATTATCAATCGTTAAGAGAAACACTAAGTAGAATGATAGGTCGCCGTGGATATAACGCATATTTTGAAGCATGGCAACCTGTATTAAGTGAAGAAATCACTGAAGAAGCTAATCTTAACGAATTATTTGTTCAAGAAACAATTGATCCTAGAATTGAGTCAGTAATGCCAATTCTTTCTAAATTATATAAAAAGGTAAGTGAAATGAAAGAAATCAACCAATTAGAAGCTTGGGCAAATAAAATCATTGATGAAGCAACTGATTTAAAAACTATTCCTGAAGAAGAACTTGATGAAGGCAAGGGCGCTATAAGAAAGTTCCTAGCTGGTTTAGGAATCGTAGGTGCACTAGGTGCATATATTAGTAGCGAAGATGAAGCCATACTACAAAAAATGGCTGTGAAATATGACCAAGCGCAGACTCCACAAGAGAAAGCACAAATCAAGCATGATATTGAAAGAGTTACCAAAGGTAGTTTAGTTAAAGAAGAAGATATGGCGGAAGGCGATGTTCTCAATTTCACTGGTAAAAAAAGAGATAACACACCGTTAGGAACTGTTGCTAGAGCATTAGGAAGAAGAATAGACGCTGAAATTGCTCCTGTTTATAAGTTTGGAATAGAGGTCAAAAGAATTCCTCAAGGATGGGCAGTATTCCTTGATGGTAATAAGCAAGATGTTTACGATGATCCAAACCGCGCTCACGAAGCCGCTAAAGAAATGGAAGATGAACTACGTGATGAGCAAGGTGTGGCGGAAGATTTAGATGCCAACCAAAAGCGTGTAGGACAACTAGGTCCATATGAAAAGGTTGGCCCACAAGGCGCTGTAGGCAAATTGGTCGGTGGTGAAAGTATTAGAGAAGGTCAAGAAGACCTAGATACTATCAGACGATTATTAGGTGAAGGGTTAGCAGGTGAATTTGTAGGTGGCACACTAGGCGGCGTTGGAGGTGCATTAGCAGGATCGGCACTAGGAGCTTTAGCTGGAGGCCCGATAGGAGCCGCAACTGGCGGTGCCGCACTTGGTGGAGTTTTAGGTGGTGCCGCAGGAGGGACTGCAGGACAAATGATGGGAAGGGATTCAGCCGATGACAATAAATTATCTGAAGCTCAACTCAATGAGTTTGCAGCTATTATTCCTGCTATAGCGGCAGGCGCAAGGGTACTAATACCGTTATTAGCCCGTGTTGGGCCTACACTGGGTCGTATGGCATCTACCGCAGGAAGAGCCGGTGCCGAGGTAGCTGGCAAAGCAGCAACTGGAGTTGGTAGAGGTGCTTTAGAACTTGGTAAGTCAGCAGCACAGTCAACAGCCCAAAATGCAGGTAAAGTTGGTCTAGGCGCCGGCATTTATTCTATTGCAGATGAGATTAGCAAATCAATTCCGCCTGGAATGGATAAAGTTTATACAGATGTAAAAGATGCCGCAAGCGCACTAACTACTATTCTTGGTAATGCAGTTGACGGTAAAACTATTGGCGAACTAGCAACAGCGGCGGCTAAATATGCAATACCATTGGGTATACTATTAGCCGCACTATACGGTGGTAAGAAAATAATTGACCAAGTAATGTCTGAAGGTGCGGACGATACTTGGATGGGATCAATCGGTAAAGCAATTGGTTCTGTTACTCCAAACCCTGCGGATTTAGTAAAAGGGTTTGATAAAACATTTGAAGGTCAAGAAGACCTAGATACTATCAAACGATTATTGGGTAAATAAACTTCTAAAAAACCGCACAAAAAAGTGCGGTTTGCCACATCTGGGATAAATGGACTAAATAATAGTGTAGTTCGCGGGACGGGAATCCCCAACTACTCTAATGCTTACAAGGAGCAATCAGCATGACTATTTATTACGTTTATGCCTATCTACGAAAAGATGGCACCCCCTACTATATCGGAAAAGGCTCAGGTAATAGAGCATGGGCAGACCACAAAATGTGGGCCGGCAAACCATGCGGAGGTATTCAGAGACCTGAGGATAATGATTACATAATTCTCCTTGAGACTAATCTAACTGAATTAGGGGCGTTTGCGTTAGAGCGAAGATATATCAGATGGTACGGTCGCAAGAGTAATAACACAGGCATTCTTAGAAATCTCACCGATGGCGGCGATGGAATTTCTGGGTGGAAACATTCCGAAGAGACAAAAGAAAAATGCCGTACAGGTAATATTGGTAAAAAACGCAGTGAAGAAACCAAAATGAAAATGCGATTAGCCAAGTTAGGTAAACCAAAGAGTGCGGAGCATAAAGCTAATATGAGTAAAGCACAAAAGGCTGCAGGAAACAAGCCACCACCGTGGACTCCTGACAGGAAACGAAAGGGCAAATTAACCGTAGAAAAATAATAGTTTTTTCATTCCGGTGATAAATATACTTGACACAGATGAAAGCATTTGCTATACTTACATCTGTGTTAGTTACTTCATTCTGAGGTAGCGAATATTAAACAAGAGACCATCTCAATTTTATAAGGAAATATTATCATGGCATCATTAGCAGAAATTCGTGCTCGTATCGCGGCACAAGAAAACAAGTCAAGCAACAAGGGTTCTAACACCCAATCAGATAACTCAGTATACGCACACTGGAACATGGACGAAGGTACTACGGCTAGTATTCGTTTCTTGCCCGATGGCGATTCAAAGAATGATTTCTTCTGGGTTGAAAAACAAATTATCAAACTCCCATTCAATGGTGTTAAGGGTGACCCTAACGTTAAGCGTGTTGAAGTTCAAGTCCCATGCGTAGAAATGTATGGTGACAGTTGCCCAATCTTGGCAGAAGTTCGTCCTTGGTACAAAGACGAAACATTGAAAGAAATGGCTAACAAATATTGGAAGAAGCGTAGTTATCTATTCCAAGGTTTTGTTCGTCAGAACCCACTTGGTGATGACAAGACTCCTGCGAATCCTATTCGTAGATTCATCATCAGCCCACAAATCATTCCAATCGTCAAAGCTGGTTTGATGGATCCAGAGATTGAAGAATTGCCAACAGACTTCTTGCGTGGTCTTGATTTCAACATCAAGAAAACAAGCAAGGGTGGTTACGCAGATTACTCAACAAGTAACTGGGCACGTAAAGAATCTCCACTTACAGAAGCAGAACAAGCCGCTATTGAAGCACATGGTTTGTTCAACTTGAAAGACTTCTTACCTAAGAAACCAACAGAAGCAGAATTGCGTATCATCAAGGAAATGTTTGAAGCAAGTGTTGATGGTCAACCATACGACAATGAGCGTTGGGGTCAATACTATCGTCCATGGGGCTTAGAGGCACCTGCAGGAGCGACAGCGGCACAAAACACAGCGACTACTACAACTAGCGCACCCGCAACAGCACCCGTAGCAGAGTCATCGGCTGCACCTTGGGATGGTGACGAAGCTGAAACATCAGCACCAGTGTCTATTCCAAAGACTACATCTAGTGACAAAGCACAAGACATTCTAGCCATGATTAAGGCTAGACAAAACAAGTCTTAATTGAATGGGGCTACGGCCCCTTCTTTGGAGAACACAATGACACTACCAGATGAACGCTACCGTGCCCTTAAGCAGGGTAAAAAGTTGTTGGAAGAACTATGCGACCCAGGTCGTACACCCAGAGTCCCTAGCATTGTTCGTGACCGAGCAAGAGGCGCACTCAGACACTTTCCTACTGATTGGGAAATTGACATGCTGACAGAGAAATGTCCAGACATGCTAGACAAACAACCATTCAGTGTGTATACTACAATAAACAAATAAGGATTATAATGGCAAAACCATTCGACATTAGTAAGTTCCGTAAGGACATTACAAAAAGTATTGATGGTCTGTCAATAGGATTTAACGATCCTACTGATTGGATCTCGACAGGAAATTATGCACTCAATTATCTCATTAGCGGTGATTTTAACAAAGGTGTTCCTCTTGGTAAAGTTACTGTCTTTGCCGGAGAGTCAGGAGCAGGAAAAAGTTTCATCTGCTCAGGAAACTTAGTTAGACACGCACAAGAACAAGGAATCTTTGTAGTCTTGATTGACTCAGAGAATGCACTTGACGAAGCATGGTTACATGCGTTAGGTGTAAGCACAGACGAAAGCAAGTTGTTGAAACTTAACATGGCGATGATTGATGAAGTAGGTAAAACTATTTCTATGTTCGTCAAAGACTATAAAGCAATGCCAGAATCAGAACGACCAAAAGTCTTGTTCATTGTTGATTCATTGGGTATGTTGTTGACTCCCACTGACGTTAATCAGTTTGAAGCAGGTGACATGAAAGGTGATATGGGTCGCAAGCCTAAAGCACTGACTGCACTTGTTCGTAACTGTGTTAACATGTTTGGTAGTCTAGGTATCGGCTTAGTTGCAACTAATCACACATATGCGTCACAAGATATGTTTGACCCAGATGATAAAATCAGTGGTGGTCAAGGTTTCGTCTATGCATCAAGTATCGTTGTTGCTATGAAGAAATTGAAACTCAAAGAAGACGAAGATGGTAATAAGGTTAGTGAAGTACGAGGTATTCGTGCATCATGTAAGATTATGAAAACTCGTTATGCGAAACCATTTGAATCAGTGCAAGTTAAGATTCCTTATGAAACAGGTATGAGTCCTTACTCAGGTATGCTTGACATGATTGAGAAGGCTGAACTTGTTAAGAAAGAAGGCAATAGTCTTGTCTATACAACACTTGATGGTGAAATCATTAAGAAGTTTCGTAAAGCATGGGAAGCAAACACTGATGGTTGTTTAGACATAGTAATGAGTGAGTACTCTAAAAGAACAAACAATAAGATAAGTACTGTAACACCGGAGGAGGATGTTGCAGAATGAGCTTAGATTTTGTTGTTGAAGTATGGGACGCATTGCGTTCTCATATTGATTTAAACGACCGCACAGATGCGGCAGATTCATTAATTAATTTGTTGATTGATAACAATTATGAACCCGAAGATATCAAAGATGTGTTCAGTGGTGAGAAAGAAGTGCTTAGTGCATTGAAAGATTACCTTGAACAACAAGATATCGAGGATGATTATGAAGATTATGATGAAGACGAATCAGACGATGACTGGAATTAAATGACATGGTATTCACGCATCACAGATGATTTATCTGTGATACCCGATTTCATTAGTCACTATGAAGTTGAATTAATTTCAGCTAAACAAGAAGTAAAGGTACAGGGCAATATTGAAAAGAATATTGCCGCTATACCGGGCGTTACTGAACATAGATTTAACCAATTGCAAGAGATTGAGGCTGTGCTTCAGTATCTTAACTTACAATTACGGAAAATTCGCCGAAAACATTTCAAAAAGTATTTAGAAGCGTATAATAGAGCATTGAGTGACAGAACAGCCGAGAAGTATGTAGAGGGTGAAGATGAAGTTATTGATATGGAAACTATCATTAACGAAGTTGCACTATTACGTAATCGATGGTTGGGCCTCATGAAGGGTCTCGAAGCCAAACAATGGCAGATGGGACATATCGTGCGATTACGCACAGCTGGTATGGAAGATATTACAATTGGCTAATTCAAATTTAAGTAAAAAATTTGTATCAATGATTAACAGCGGTAGTCTGTTAAACAACACTAGTATTGGTACACAAGGTGCAATACCAGGTTCAGGGTATAGTGCAAACATTACAGCTATTCAGAATTTAAATA